TTAAAGGTGGCATGAGAAGAGGAAAAAGAGTTCCTTCAATGAGAATGAGTACTACAAATAGGTCTGGTCCTAGAAGAATGAAAAGAAATATGAAATCTTTATTAGGAAAAATGAGCACAATTGGTACAGGTAGACGACCTAAGATGACGGAACTTGGAGTTGAATCTAATAAAGAATATCTTAAAAGAAACTTTGGTATGGGTGGAACTACTAGAACTACTCAAGATTTACCTCAAGAAAGTAAATATGGTGCTGGCAAAAAAGTTTCTATGAGAAGTAAAATGTCTACTAAAGGTGGCATGAAAGGTGGTAAACAAATTATGAGAAGTAAAGGATATGCTAAAGGTGGTAAGTCCTAAATAATTGTTATGCCAATAAGAAAACAGGCGAAGATGCCGCCTAGAAATAAAAAAAACTTTCGATCTACTAAGTCTGGTGCTGGTATGACTAAAGCAGGAGTTAAAGCTTATAGAAGATTAAATCCTGGTTCTAAGTTAAAAACAGCAGTAACAGGAAAAGTTAAGAAAGGTAGTAAGGCGGCAAAACGCAGAAAATCTTATTGTGCTAGGTCTTTAGGACAACTTAAACGAAGTTCAGCTAAAACTAGAAATGATCCTAATTCAAGAATTAGACAGGCTCGTAGAAGGTGGAAGTGTTAATTGAGGAAGAATAGAGACCCTAAAGTAGGAACAGGAAAAAAACCCAAAGGAAGTGGGAGGAGATTATATACTGATGAAAATCCAAAAGATACTGTTAGCATTGCTTTCAAAACTCCAGCAGATGCTCGTAGGACTGTGGCTAAAGTTAAAAGAATTAACAAACCTTTTGCTAGAAAAATTCAAATCCTTACTGTGTTGGAACAAAGAGCTAAAGTCGCAGGTAAAACGCAGCAAGCAAAAATCGCCAAGCAAGGCAAAGAAGCAATAAGAAGAAAAGAAGGTAAATAATGGCAACAAGTGGAACAACAGCATTTACATTAGATTTAGGCGACATTATGGAAGAAGCTTATGATCTATGTGGTAGTGAGCTGCGTTCTGGATATGATTATAGAGGAGCAAAGCGTGCTCTTAATCTTATTTTTTTAGAGTGGCAGAACAAAGGTTTAAATCTTTGGAAAATAGAACAAGCTACTCAAACACTTACTGCTGGCACAAATACATATACTTTAGAATCTAGTGCTCTAGAAGTTGTAGATGCTTTTATAAGAACAGATGCAGGTGATACAGATAATCAATTTGATCAAAGACTAAATAGAATATCAAGAACAGAATATAATCATCAAGCTACTAAATTATTACAATCTAAGCCAACACAATTTTTTATTGATAAGGGCACAAGCTCTAGTAGTATAGTTTTATGGGCAACTCCTGATTCTGCAGAAACATATACATTAGTATATGACTATATAAAAAGAATTGAAGATGCAGGTAATGTTGCAAGTAATAATGCAGATGTGCCTAATAGGTATTTACCATGTTTAACATATGCTTTAGCTTATAATTTAGCTCATAAGATACCTGAAGCACAAAATAAAATAGGTATTATTAAACAAAGATATGATGAGCTTTGGAATGATGTTAGCGATGCTGATAGAGAAAGAGCATCAGTTAAGTTTGTTCCAGATGTAAATTTATATAGATGAGTTACGCAGTAGGTAAAAAAGCTTTAGGTAATTGTGATAGATGTGGATTTACTTATAAGTTAAAAGATTTAAAATATGAAATACAAGATAGTATTCGTAATGGATTAAGAGTTTGTCCTGAATGTTTTGATATTGATCATCCGCAATTAAAAATTGGTGAGGTAGATACATCCGATAATCAATCATTATTTAATCCAAGACCAGATAGAGGCAGAAAATCATCTACAGAATATTATGGATTTAATCCTGTATCAGGAACAGGATTAGTATTAAGAACAGAAATTGGGAAAGTTACAGTGAGTACAGGATAATGGCTTGGACATTTACAACATTAAAAACAGCTATACAGGATTATACTAATAATACAGAAACTACTTTTGTAAATAATTTAGATGAATTTATAGTTAATACAGAAGATAGAATACAAAAACTTGTATCGCTTCCAGTATTTAGAAAAAATGTTACAGGAACTTTAACATCGGGTAATCAATATTTATCTACACCTACTGATTTTTTATCATCACATTCTTTAGCTGTAGATAATAGTGGCTATGAATATTTATTATTTAAAGATGTAGCTTTTATAAGAGAGGCTTATCCTAGTTCTTCTACAACAGGCGTGCCAAAATATTATGCAAGATTTGATGAAGATAGTTTTATTGTCGCACCAACACCAAATGCAAATTTTACTGCAGAGCTTCATTATGAATATAAACCAACATCTATTACAGCTAGTGGTGATGGAACAAGCTATATAGGCACTAATGCACCAGATTGTTTATTGTATGGGTCTTTAGTAGAAGCTTATACTTTTATGAAAGGTGAACCAGATATTATGGCTAATTATGAAAAAAGATTTCAAGAGGCAATATCTAGATTAAAAGTTTTTGCTGAAGGTAAAAATACTAAGGACTACTATAGAACAGGTCCTGTAAGACAGAGAGTTACATAATGTTTACAGTAGATGTATCAACAAGTTTAGGTAATATTGATGTTAAAACAACAGAAAATAAAGGTTTAAGTCCTGAGCATTGGACAGCTAGAATT